TCCTATGCCAAAGAGCAGGGTGTCATGCCTGCCGAAGAAGATATGGCGGATGAAGACATGGAGATGGAAGACAAAGACATGGAGGACATGGATAAAGACATGGAAGACGCTGACATGGAAGACATGAACGGCAAAGAAAACTTCGCCGACTCCACCAAGTTTAAAGATGCTGTCGCCAGCGCTGTTAAAGGCCAAGTCCGCCTGTACTCCGAAGTTGTCAACAAGGCCCGCGACTTTGTAGACGCTGATTATAATTTCGTCGGCAAGTCTGCCCGCACTGTTATGCGTGACGCCCTGGCCACCCAGAGCACTGACAAGTTCGAAGATGCCGAG